TTGCTGTTATTAATGGTGTCAAGAGTTGGGTAGCTGGTTTGATCCAGTCATTCTTGTCATTTATCAGTACGGCTACGGTTGCTGAAGGGGCTACGTTAACGCTTGGCACTGCGTTTGCTAGTCTTTCGACCGCAGGAATAGCCGTTGCTGTCGGCGCATTAATCGGTTTCGTCAGTTGGCTTTCCAGAGAGACTGACGAGCAGAAGAAAGCCCGTGAAGCGTCTGAGAAGCACAAGGAATCCATCAAGAAATTAAATGATGAGGTTGCCCAAGGCAAAGAACGCTATGAAGACCACAGACGGGAAATAAAGGCTACTGCTGACGAGAATGAAAAACTTGTCAGGAAGATTGAAGAATTAAGCGCTGTCCAGAAGAAAACAGCTAGCCAGAAGAAAGAACTTGCTGCTGCAACTCAAATGTTAAATAACAATGTATCTGGATTGAACATTGTTTATGACAAAGCGACAGGATCAATCAACATGACTGCGGACGCTATCCGTAGGCAGATTGAAGTCACCAAGCAATCGGCAGAAGCAGAGGCAGCAAACCAGCGCTTAGTTGAAATAGCTAAGCAGAAGCTGGAAGTTGAAGACAAAATCGCAGATGTTAAGAGCAAACTAAAAGACGCTGAAGAAAAACTCGGCGAAAGTGCAAGTAATAGCACCATCAAAGAGGTTGCTCTACAAAAGGTCAGAGAAGAAGCTGGTAAGCAACTCAGCGACTTAGAAGGCAGTCTTAAGAGTTTAGAATCTCAATACGAGGAGACATCTAATACTGCTGTTAAATCAGCAGAAGCAAGCGCTCAAGCGGTTGAAGATGCTTCAGGCCGTCAAGTTCTGACTTGGAATACCCTGAACGAAAGCCAACGCAAATTGGTTGAAGATATGCGCTCTCAATACGAGACGATGCGTAACGAAGTTCAGAATGCGTTCCAAGCAATCGAACAGCAAGCAGTCGTATCTGTGGATCAAATGACGGCCAACTTGCAGAAGAATATCGAGTATGTCGATAAATGGGCTGGAAATCTTGAAACTTTGGCCCGTCGAGGTTTAGATCAAGGTTTGATCGAACAATTAAGACAAGCAGGCCCAAAGGCGGCGGAACAAACGCAAGCTCTGGTAGAAGCTTCGGATGAACAGTTGGGTGTCCTTAACCAGAAATGGAACGAGGCTGGAGACAAAGCTAAAGAGGGATTTTTGCGTGGTATTAATGCTGCAGGAGTTGAATTAGCTCCAGAAGTGCAAGCAATGGTAACTGCTATCGGTGATGAGTTTAGAAAAGCTCTACAAGATGCAGGTTTTGATGTTAAAGCCCGTGAAATCCCCGAAAAGGTCGGAGAGGGTATCACATCAAATATAGCTGCTGCTGCACAAGCGATGTCTGGAATAGCAGAATCTGCTAAACAAGGTTTCAACGGTGTGCCAGAAGAGGCAAGGAATAGCGGGGCGCAAGTAAGCGGTCAGTATGCACAAGGCATCACAGATAACCAAGGTGTTGCACACGGAGCTGGCGAATTGCTTAAGAGTGCTTCGTTGGGTGCTCTAGACGGCATTTTTGGTGACGCACAAGCGAAAGGTTCTGAGCTCGGTTCAGGTCTCAGCTCTGGTGTGTCTGGCGGTATCGAAGCGGTTCAGGGTGCTGCAAACGCTCTGAAAGCTGGAGCAGTCACTTCTGTAGCTGGCATGGCTTCGGAAGGCCAGGCGAAAGGTTCTGAATTTGGCGGAGGTATCGCAAGCGGTATCGGAATAGGTCAACAATTGGCCGTGGGCGCAGCGTCAGTCATGAATATTGCTATTTCAGCACAATTTCTTGCAATGGCTTCAGATGGTCAGAGCAAGGGTTCACAATTCGGTACTGGTGTTAGTACTGGTATTTCTTCCACTCAAGGAATCGCAACAGGCGCTTCAAATGCACTGAAAGAAACAGTTAATGCAAGTGTGAGCTCACTTGGCCGTGATGGTCGTAAAGCAGGTTCTGATTTCGGTTCTGGTGCTACAGATGGAATCCAAAGCCATCAAGGCGGAGCGCATAGCGCAGGTTCGTCTCTCAGAGACAATGCCACAAACGGCATGCAGGGCGGATATAACTCAGCATACGGGGCTGGTATGTCTATTGGTGAAGGTCTAACAGCTGGTATCTATGCCATGGCTGGATCAGTAGCTAATGCTGCTGCAAGTATCGCTTATGGCGCTGTGTCTGCTGCTCGAAGCGCCTTGAGTATCAACTCACCATCTAAGGTATTTCGTGACAAAATCGGGCGAGCAATCCCTGAAGGTTGGGCGCTTGGTATCGACAAATACAGCTGGTATGTTGATAACTCAATGGATGACTTAGCCAAGAATACGATTGATGCAAGTGCTAAATTCGTTTCTGGTTTTGGCTTGGATATTCCAAAATCAGCAGAAATCGCGTCAGGTCTAAACGCCTCCTTGGCTTATCGTTTCGGTGGCGGTGGTTCTGCTGGTGTGTCTAATAGCACATCGAATATAACCAATAACTACACCTTAAACGCTACAGGACAAGGAAATAGTGACTTCTTCACTCCTGATAACATGCGAAGATTAATCAGAGAATTAGCATACTACACTAGGCAAGAAAGGGGGCGTATGATTTAGTATGGCTTATATTAGTTTTGACGGGAAGAAAAGTACAGACTTTGATTTGCGTTTGATAAACGAAGTCGAACATAGTTCGGCAAGTAAAGATATTAGTCAAGTCACCGTCTCTGGTCGTGATGGTGTTTTGCTTATTGATAATAACCGCTTAAATCCAGTAACTAAAGAGTTTCCGTTCAGGATAAGTACAAAGAGCGACTTAACCAAAATCGGGGAGCGCTTGACGGGCTGGCTTGCTGTTAATGGCTACAAGGACTTGATCCTCTCATGGGATCCTGATTTCGTGTACCGTGCAGCATTTCTTGAGACATTCTCAATATCAGAAATTCTAAGGCAATTCGGTAGCGTGAAGTTAAACTTCCTTTGTCACCCTATCAAATTTTACAAAGACGGTAGAGACCGCTTGACTGTATCAAATGGTCAGACTATCCAAGGTAAAGGCAATGTAAACGCAAAGCCTGTAATCATTATCTCAGGAAATGGAACGACTACTATCACAATCAACGGTAGACAGACAAAATTAAAAGACATCCAAGGCGGGATCACTCTTGACATGCAGACCAACCAAGTCTACAGCGGAGGGCTTCCTGCTTGGGATAAGGTGGTTAGAGCACCGCAGTATAAAATGCCTTACTTAGAGCCGAAGAATAACCGTATTTCTTGGGATGGTAATTTTACAGTCTCAATAATTCCTAATTGGGGGGTGAAGATTTGAAGCCTATTTTATTTAATAAGAATGAGCAACAATTCGATACCTACGGATTGGGAGAAATTGATGTAACAACAGGAAACGTCACCCGCGAAAGAAACGGTCTCTATACGTTTTACGCAGAATATCCAGCTAATGGCCCTCTAGCCTCTATCTTAGAGAAAGAAATGAAAATCAAGGCAGACGCTGGATTGCGGACGAAGAATCAGACCTTTGAAATATCCAGAATTGTCAAGGACAGTAGCGGAGTTTTAAAAATCTATGGTAGCCACATCAAGCATAAGCTAGAGTACATGGCAGTGCGTCACGGAGTCAACCTAAGCGGTACGGCTTCCGTGGCTCTTGCTATCTGGGCTAATAACTTGATAGGCGACTATCGCTTTTCTACCTGGTCAGATATCGACACAACAGGTAGCACAACATTTACCGCAGACAAGATGACGAACGCGCATCTTGCTCTCGGTGGTGTTGAGGGCTCTATTTTGGACGTTTGGGGCGGTGAATACGAGTTCGACAACCTGACAGTTAGATTGCACAAGCAACTTGGTAGAAGAGCTCCTACAGTCTTAGAATACGGTAGAAATATCATATCAGCTGAGAGTGATGAATCTATCGAAGAGTCTTATACTTCGGTCTATCCGTTTGCTACTTACACACCAGAAAGCCAAGGAAGCGACAGTACACCAGCTCCAGTTACAGTCACGATACCAGGCGATTATGTAGACAGCAAGTACATCAGCATGTACGCTAACCGACGTATAAAAGTAGTGGACTTCTCCAGCGAGTTTAAGGAAAAGGAAATCCCAACCCCTGACAAGCTGAGAGCTATGGCGTTGAAATTTATGGAGCACAATAAGATCGGCGCTCCTAAAATCAATACCAAGATTGAGTACGTGGACTTGGCAAGCACTCTTGATTACCAAGGTAATAAAATCATTGAGGAGCTGGAGTTCTGCGACATCGTACCCGTCTACTATCCATCTATTGGAATCACAGAGGACGATGCGAAAGTCACTAAAATTGTTTATGACTTTGTCAACGAGCGCAACGAATCTGTAGAATTTGGTATCATCGGTGAATCTATCCGCTCTGCAATGACTGGAGGACTATCAGGTCGCATGGACTCACTAGAGAGCAGGCAGAAAGCCATTGAAAGCGGGTTGCCTGATTATCTCTTAAATGCGTCTGGTAACAAGGTCTGGTATCAGAAACCAGCCGAGGGAGTAGAGCACAAGGTTGGTGACTTGTGGTTTGAAAAAAACGGACAATATGACCGCATGTACGTCTGGAATGGTGAGATGTGGGAAAAACGCATTGATACCGAAGATGTGGATAAAGTCAAGAAAGACATTGACGAGAAGCTGAAACAATCCACAGAATCTATCCAACAAGTCGAGAACAAAGCCTCTGAAGCCTTGACGAAAGCTGGTGGAATCATTGATAGCCAAGAGTTGCTGGACAAGATTAATGCCCATCTCCTTTCGGACGCTAATAATGACAACAACGGAATCTTGGGCAAAAAGTTTCGGATTCAACGAGAAGCCAATAGATCAACTCGAGATATAGCTACATCAACTAGAGATAAGCTCACAGACTACCAACGCACAAACGACGAGAACCTAGTCCGCATTGGTCAGCAGTTGGACAACACAGTCAGCAAGGCTGAGATGAAGCAGACGGCTGACGGGATTAGAGAGACGATTGCTAAAATCACCGTAGGCGCTCGAAACCTGATGGTCGGAACAAAAGAGTTCTCTGGCGATTGGTTTAACAAGGCTAAATGGACGCTCGAGCAAGAGAAATACCTAGGCTTGTCAGTATATAGCCGTCAGGAAGAATGGCTCGGTTTATCAGAAGTAGTCGAAGTTCGATTGGGTGAAACCTATACATTTAGTGCCTACATCAAGAGTAGCATTGAGAATGACCTTGTATTTATGTATTTAGATAACAGGTTGGTAGAGCCTAGAGCTTCGCTATCTTTGACGCGGAAAGATATATCGGTAGGTACTAACTGGACGAGAGTATCAGCTACTTTTGAGGTAACAAAGGCGGGTCTGATGACTCCACGCTTTGAACGCAACAACAAAAATGCCAAGCTGTACGTAGCAGGCTATAAGTTAGAACTAGGAAATGTGCCGTCAGACTGGTCACAAGCGATCGAAGATACCAACCAGATAATTGATGATAAAATCACGACTTTTGACCGTACGTTAGACGGCATTAGATCGTCTGTCACAGAAGCCAAGAATTATATTGGCGCAGATAGCCAGAGAAGACAAGAGCTAAACCAGTTAATCAGAGACGAGACAGCCAAGGGCATTAGCACAGTCTTGTCCACAGTTGAGCAGTCAGGCTATGCCAAGCGTACAGAAATACAGTCTATCACAGAGACACAAAGGCTCTACGACCGTATTATTGGCACAACAGAAGATGGAATCAAGCAGAACATCGCTCGGATGACGTTGACGGACAGTCTGTTTCAGACAGAAGTTAGCAAAGCAATTAATCAAGAGCTTACGTCTTCAAACTATGTAGCCAATCCGTTTACTATGTCAGATTATGTAAGGAAATATTTTGGCAAAGGGGACACTTCAACGGTTTCTCTTGTAAGTTCGGGCCTCTCCGCTTTTGGGAAATTGGAGTTTCAAGCCCATTCAAGGTTGACTTCCAACGATGCCGTGTGGTTGCCGTTAAACCGCATACCAGAAAGGGTTAAGGATTTATCGTTTTCGATTGTTGTTGAAGGCATTGATAAATGTAACATTTCGGTAGCCATTGGTACCGAGAACGCATCATCATCTGTACCCTACAAACGACAAGGTGATACAATTTACGGAACATGGACGGGCATTAGCTATTATTATAAAGGTTCTGACGGTGTTTATCTTAAAATATCATTCTCAGGCTTAAATGGAGAAAGCGTGTTTCTCAAAAAACCTATTGTGGTCGAAGGTAGAGAGCCTAAATTTGACTTTGAGGTAAACAAGCGGATGGAAGTAGACCAAGCCGTCCGAAGCGTCCAAACTCAACTAGCAGGCTCTTGGGCTATCAAAAACCTTAATTCTGCTGGAGATCTAATCTCTGGTATCAATTTAGGCGCAGATGGTAGGAATCGCATTACTGGTAAGTTAACACATATCACTAATGAGACACTGATGGATAGGGCTAGTATCAAGAGTGCTGCGATCGAGAGCATAACGGCTGACCAGATAACCGCTGGTACACTTAACGCCTCGCGTATCAATGTAATCAACCTCAACGCACGAAGTATCACGTCTGGAACATTCAGAGGGCTAGAGTACGAAGGAGGTATTATCCGAGGGAACAACGGAAATACCATCATTAATCTTAATACAAATGTTACTACGTACAATGGCACAGCCAGAATCGAGTTTAAATCACCTTACAACAATTTAGTATACAGCTCTAGTGGTGCACATGCATTTTTAGCACCAACTAAAAGACAAGGCACGTCTTATGCAGCATGGGCTTTTGGCGTTGGTACTAGTAGTGACCTTGATCCAAACGCTGGTTTTGTCGGGTTAAAAATTTTTAACGACCCTGGTTCTCGTAAAGTCATATTGGTTGGCGATGTGCAGATTGTAAAAGATGTGTTTACTCGAGATGCTCCAGCTACGGCATTAAGCGATGTATTATCTCAAATACAATACAATTTCGTGCAAATAAAAAATTGGTTCTCACGGAACGACTTAGGTCACCCTGGTCTATATGACATCGGCTTATAAAAAAGGAGAAATAATGACAGATAAAATTAATCAAGATATCATCAACGATTTAGGCATTCAGCTTGCTAACAAAATTATTGAGGCGTCAGAGTACAAATCTCGTCTCATAGCAGTTCAAGGCGAGCTAGATGCCTTTAGAGCAGTTCTAGCCCGCAACGATGAGTTGCGAGCTAAGTTTGAAGAAGAACAAGCGAAAGGAGAAACTCATCAATGACATTTGAAGTAAAAGATGCGTCAGGTCAATATGGCCCTGACGGAACCGTTATTAAAACAATTGTAACAATTTACCAACAACAGCCGTATTATGCGACCGCTGCATTTCCGCTTGATGGTGATCATACGCGCAAAGATGCGAATGAGCTGTTAGAAATGATTAAGCAAGAGTTCTTTAAAGAACATTATACGGCTTATGCGTTTAAAGAGCTTGATAAATCAGTATCTAGCCAAAACGAGAAGGTAGATAAGCTTACCAAACTTGCAGAAGCTACTGTCTTAGCTGTGGCGACTAACAAGGACAATCCAGTAGACCCTACGATTTACAAGCGTTACCTAGAGCTCATTGATCCAGCAGTAACTGGCAAGTTGTATCACGCTTATGATGTATTTAGTCTCGAAGATGCTTCGCACGAAGAGAAGTACGGGGAAGGCAAGCGCGTATTAGTACAAGTCAACAAAGACTTTACTTACGATGGCCAATCTGTATCTGAGTTTAAAACAGGCGGTTCGCTCGAACTAGCTGGCGTTGGTGCAGCATTCCCTTGGACTATGCCTAAAGAGTAGAAAGGGGTGCTTATGCCAGACTACGAAAGATTTATTTTGCAATTGGGGCTATCTCTAATCCCTGTTTTAGGCCTGTATCTCTCAATGAGGGATCGGGCCACAAAGCAGGAGAATAGAAATACCATCATGGAGAAGGACATCGAGAATCTAAGAGAGTTTAAGGCTTCAGCTAACAAACGTTTGGATAATCACGATGAACAGAACAAGGCCATTTTGGTCTTGGCGGAACAAGTTAAGGTCTTGAGCGAAGACGTGAGAGAGCTCAAAACCTTAATCACTAGCAATCGATAAAAAAAGAGGAAATATAATATGAAAACATTCGCTAAAAAATTAGGTATCAAAGTAATCAAAACAATGTCTCAGGCAGCACTTGGTGTAATCGGATCTTCAGCTTTGTTGACTGAAGTAAACTGGGCTGTAGTAGTTTCAACAATTGCTCTTTCAGGCTTGACTTGTGTATTGATGAACCTTTCTGAATTAAAAGAAGACTAATAAAAAGGAGGCGGTCTTTTGACTACTCAAAGACAATTACTAGATACGCTAAACAGCGTAGTCGATCAACGCCTAACTGTTCCAACTAATCCTTATGGCGGACAATGTGTTGCTTTCATTGACAACATCTTGCAATACCAAGGATTGTACAATCTCAATTTCAGTTACTTAAACGCCATAGACGGACTTGATAGGGCTTCTATATTAGGACTTAGAGTGACATACTTCAACGGCTCTAATAACCCGCCTGTAGGCTCTGTATTCGTCTCTGATTGCTCTCCATATCATCCGTTTGGACATATCGGATTTGTGGTTGCAGAGCACGCAGACGGAACGATCACAACCATTGAACAGAATATCGACGGTAACGCAGACGCTCTGTACAACGGTGGATGGGTTCGTAGAGTTCGTAGAAACTTATCAAGTGACGGGACATTTAGTTATGTTGATTGGAACGCACCAAGCCAACGAATGGTTGGTTGGTTTGAATTACCATTCACACAAGAAGAAACAGCACCACAACAAGCAAGCACAAAGAAAAGAGGAAAAGAAAAAATGTTAGTTATGCGCAGTCATTCAGGAAAACAAGGATATTTTGGAGTTGTAGGAGACACAGTGTTCGGTATCGGACACATTGAAACGGTACAAAGTCTAATCAATGCGGGTGCCGCAGAAATCAGCATCCATGATGATGACTTTAACCGCATCATCGGACAACTCAACAGCGACTTAAAGACCCTTGGAAACATTGAGAAAAATATCAAAAACTAAAAACTAATAAAATAAAAAATAGAAATATTAAAAATTTAATTCAACCCTGTCGGCTCAATAGCTGGCAGGGCTTTTTTCGTTTAAACAGAAAATTTAAAAAATGTCTATTATAACAGAAAATCTTTTGATTTATTTACTAAATAGTGATATAATAATGGTACACAAATTTTAAACAATCTACTAGATAACCAAGTGAAGATAGGGTGATACCTTGCTTGGATTGTGTACATAATTCCCGTTGCGCTTGTTGTGAGATATTGCAGGAAGATAAGTAACTCTCTTTTCGGGCAATCGGAAGAGGTCATGAAGTGAAAGAAGATTGAGGGTGTACGCAGTATGAAGATTGTGCGTAGTTAGACCATTATCAGACGGTGGCGGTGACAATAGACGCTCTCAGTGAGAGAATAATCTGGCAAGGCCTTATGTAGCAGTAAGAACCAACCCAGAAACGCTAAAATAAACCGTTTTGCACTTGAGGCCGAGCAATCGGCCAATAACACCAAAGATAAGTACAAGTAGCCCAAATGTGCAGATGAACGATACTGATATTGTTATGCTAAAACAAATATTCTGAATGTCGGGTGAAAGTTGGACGTAACCAGTCGTGCCTAGCCATTGAACCGCTACGGAAGTTATAGGGTCGCTCCTTATGGCTCAGACCGTGGTAGGCTATCGGTCAATAAGTTGCGTACAATCGAAGTAGAGCGAAGGCTCATTTGATAGATTGTTTAAAGTTTGTGTCTGCTCTTGCATTATGCAAGAGTTTTTTTATTTTAAAAAAATATATTTTATCGAAAACTTTTACGAATAAATAAGGTGGAGGTAATTAAAATGAAAATACTAAATACTGAAATCGCACATATCAATGAGTCTAAACTTGGTTTTGAGCATTGGGTAGATGTGACTTATACCGCTCCTATTTTAAAAGGAACATACACTGTTAGAGTCATGCTGTTGCTTGCCTTTAAAACCGAAGATCCAGAAGTAATAGACTACATGGTCAGAGAATGGAAGCGACGGGATATTATCCATCACTCATTTTTGATGTACGAGCAGGAAAAGAGGGGCAAAAAGGGGGCATAAGTTTTAAACTTTTGTATTTTTATGACTAAAATAGAAATAAGTTTACTGCTTATATATGCTTATTTTATAAGGTTTTCTTCTATTTAACATCTATAAACTAGTCGTGCCAATGATGGGCGGCATGATGTA